AGTAACTGACCTCGAATTATACATGGACGGTGTTAGAAACTCTAGGGGTGATAGGTATAAAGAATTGCCTAGATTTTCCTGTTTCGATTATATCAAGTCAATAGGGTGGCATATGACAATCAAGGACAGTTGACAAACTGGCACAGGCAATGTATGCAATAGGGGGTGTATGTACTATAATAAGTGTATACCAAACAAAGGATCATTTCTAAATGAAACTAACACCAATTGCAGCAAATCAAACAGAGGTTTCTTTCAACAATGGGACGCAAGTCTTCTTCAGTTATAGAACACCAGTTGCAGCATATTGCCCCGATAAAGGTTATATCAGAACTAGCAAATTCTGGTCAGTAACTACATCTAGGCACATCAATAAGTGGTTAGGAAGTGTTAACAATGTCACTGAAATTGACCAGTCAGTTCTTGACAATCTAGCAGCATGATTGTATAATGGGGGTAACAACAATTACCCCCTTTTTAATGCCCTTATGTAACATCCAAGGACAGTAATTACATGTACTAAATGTTAATTAGTGCCCCTAATCATTAAATATAATAATAAATAGTCGAAATCGCAGTGTATGACTGGGATGTTTCATGTTATGCGGCCCATATTAAGCTTTTCACTACCCTAACCTACAAAGGTTCCCAAACGCAAGTGATATATAATAATTTTTAAAAAAAATTCTCAGGAAAAAAACCATGACCCCAACCTTTCGCCAAGACACCCAAGACAATCGCACATGGGTATTAGAGCAGTTAATTAAGTATGAGGGAGGTCTTGATAATCGAATGTATGAGTGTGCCACTAATTGTGTAAGTTGGAATATTATAAATGATGTTAAGGATGTTATTAAGACTTGGGAAGATCACAAAACTCAGTATCCTTCTACCATCCCGATTAGTAATCGCTTATGAAAACTGAATATGTCAAAACGCTTTACATTATCCATTACAGAAGATGAGTATGGAGATCCTATAATATTCTTACCAAATGAGGTAATTGAAGAATTGGACTGGACAATAGATGATACTTTGGAGTATAATATAGACAATAACACTCTTAATCTAAAACGAGATGGGTAAATTAAAAGAGAAAGTAATGGAGAATGATATCTCTAAAGCATTATTGTCAATTAACGATGTGTTATTGGCATTAGGAAAGCGTATTGAAGAGTTAGAGAAATACGTATCAGAGTTACCTACCCCCGATAAGACGTATTACCAACCAAAGGGGTATGAAGAATACTTAAATATTAAGGGTAACTATGATGAGATATATCGTAGAATAACTGAATTAGAAGGAATGTCACATAAAGCACCTTCTACAGATCATGGTAAACGACTTACTGCTTTAGAGGAAAAGATAGATGGGATGCAATCTTAATAACGATAATGATACAAGTAGTTGTATTAGGTATCAACCTCCTACTGGATCAGGTGGTGTTACTATGGAGTTTACTGAGTATCCATTACATGTATCACGAACAGGGAATTATAATATTTTAAACAGAGAAGGTGTTGCAGTAATGTATCCTTCTATAGAGGTGTATAATTCAGGAACATACTTTCCTACCAGTGCTAATTGTGGAAAACCCACTCGACCTGCACAGTATGATACTGATTATGTCTTTGTATATGATAACTACCCAGATGGATTATCTTTTGACATGGGTGTATCAGATAGTTATTTTTGTTATTTGTACGATACATCAGATGATCAGGGTATAATTGGACGACCTTGTTATCATATTGAGGATCAGTTTTCAGTTACTAGTAACAATGATGGTTCTCCTGGTGGAGGTACAGTAGGTTCAAGTGAGTGTTTTCCTTGTAGTGGATTTACGTGTGCCCCCGCAAGCACCACATTAACTTACAGTACTGGGAAGAATGGACTGGAACCTGCTCTAGGAGACGATCCAGAGTGCCCTCATCCGAATGTATGGGGAATTAGTACCTCAAGTAATAAATTGATGTTCTCGTACGATAGTTTATCGACTACTCAACCTAATGGGGTATCTGATTTTAGTCTATCTTATGATGGTGTAACCTATACTGACGTGTGGCAAGAAGACCAAGCGGTATCCACACCTTATACAACGTCTCAAAACCCTCCATACCAAAGTGGCGACGAGGCGTTCGATGATTTTCAGATCTATGATTTAAACAGTGGTACTCAAACTGGGTTTAGAGTTAAGATAAGAATTAAGTCTGTATATGACGATAGCGGGGCATCCACAGTATTCACAGGTACTTCGTGGGAAGTATTAGAGATATTATCACCTGGTTCTAACTATACAGTTGGTACTGTATTCCCTATAACATATACACATACCCTTCCTGATAACTCAACTGCTACATTAACCGTTAATTTAAAGGTAACTGCAGTTGCTCCACAGTCGTCTGTACAGGGTCAAACCAATTTTGATGTTCTATTAATAGGTGATACCATTAATGGACATAGTATAACATATGTTTGGCATAGTGATTTGGATAATTTTCCGTATCATGTACTATATGTGGACGGAAATGGTAGTAATTTTACTAAGGACACACAATATACGTCCAATAGAGGTAATGTAATTACCGCAAAAGCAGGAAAGGGTATAGCAGATAGGGCAGCATTGGTTGGAATGTATGAATTTCTAGAAAAGTCAACGCAATATGTTACTGTAGACGTAGATAAGAACGCACCAGACATCTTTAATCTGTTACAACAACCAGAAGTTACACCTACTATTACAAATGGAGTAATTACTAATCTTACTATAGTCAGTGGAGGGGATGGATGGGATACTTATAACCGTATTCCTAAAGTTGTAATATCACCCCCGTCGGTCACCACAGGTACTCAAGCAACTTGTAAGGCAGAATTTACTAATGGAGTGTTAACTGCGATAAAAGTAGACATACCTGGAAGTGGATATTCGTCTACAAACCTCCCACAAATCTATGTAATTAACGTTCATAAGGAAAATACCACTGTTTTAGAGAATGATGCGTATATTCCCGATGAATTTACTAAATTTAAGAACGAAATTTACGATAATATACCTGGAATAGACTTTCAAGCGGATGATTTATCAAAATTACAGACTTCACACTCAAGTCTTAAGGAAAAAACCATTGTAAATGACTTTGATCCGTCTTATACGGTAAAATTAGACACTAATAGGAACAGAATTGATAAATTACCGCAACGAAAGTACTCAAAAAGTAAAACTGCACACTTATATGAAAAGACCGAGGTCAAACATAACTTAGATAGTATTAAAGACATTGAAGAATTACCTAATTCTTACATTGATTTGATGCAAAAGAACCAAATTGATGATAATAATGCGTATCGTAAGAAGGATATTGATGATATTACGCAAGAAACTGTACCTGATGTTACAGTTCACCGTGAAAGTTACGTAGAGACCGTACAAGGAACAATGTCTGATCTTCCTTACTCCTCACAATACACAAAATACCTAATGAGGCAGTACAGACCCGATACGAGAAGTGTTATAGATATAAATGTAACTCTATCTTGCACTCCTGTTAACGCAGGTTGTTCACATTTTGCTTGTAGTGCTCCTGCAGGTTCCACTGGAGGTACGACTGATAACGGAGATGGTACTTCAACTACCGTATCTTATCAAATGTCTGGACTAATGGGTGACGGTTGTAAGTCATGGACAGCAACTGGTACTATGAAAATGTGGAATGAGTATACCAATCAACGGAATACTTGGAAAAGTGCAGTAAACGAAAACGGAAATCCCTATAATCCTTAAAAATGTCATCTCCAGCAGCAATTTATGGCGGTATGTGTAGTGGACATGGTGTGGGAATGTGTTCTTCGCACCATCCAGGTTTAGGTGGTGGTGTGCTTGGTGGGTGTCCTCACGCTCCTACTGCACCACAGATAGTGCCAAAACCCGTGGCAGCGATGAATGGTACTACATTTTGGCCACCTTTAGTATTAGGTCCAGTTATGGCCTTTTCAAATGTGGTAATTAATGGTAGTATACCTATACGTGATCAAGATATTATCACTCCTCATCCTACTCCTAGTGTACATAGTACATCATCTGTGGGATATAAGTGTGCCTTTACTACAACAACCCCTGCTTGGCATTGTACAATCGGTGTTGCTGCTGGAAGAGAGACTGCTACTGGACACTCAAGGAAGTTATATGCAACAACTAAGAGTGTTTGGATTAATGGGATGAGGGCAGGTAAGGTAGGTGATTTATTAGGAGATGCTACTCCCGCATTTCCTTGTACATCTGTCGTAGCAAAAGGGAGTATTAATGTATTTGTTGGTGTTTAATTATGGCAAAATCTAGTACAGGTTCTTGGGCAACGGGGAATTATGTACCCGCAAGACCTAAAAAAACGAGACAAGGTAGGAGTCAGAACACAAATTTCTCTTCTTCTTCTCGAAATAACGCAAAAAAACGATATAGAGGTCAAGGAAGATGAGTTTACGTGAAGCAACTGCTGAAAATCATAAAAATGCGGAAAAACAACCCTTTGTAGGGGTTATGTTTGGTGGAAAATTGCCAGATGAGGTATATGCCATATATTTGTGGAATTTATACCTACAATATGAAACTTTAGAGACATTTGCTCACGAAGCTGGCGTTCTTAATACAGATGAACTAGCGGAATTGTATCGAGCACCTAAAATTAAAGAAGATTATAAGGAATTGTGGCACAGACCTACAAATCCACCTACTTTGCAGTCTACTTTAGACTTTAAAAAGCATATTCAGGGGATATCTGATGATCCAAAGGCACTTTTAGCACATTGTTACACTCGTCATATGGGTGATTTGAGTGGTGGACAAATGTTAAAGGTAAGAGTACCTGGTTCTGCTAGAATGTACGAATTTGAAAATGCTGATGAATTAAAAGCAAAAATCCGTGAAAAACTCAGTGATGATCTTGTAGATGAGGTAAAAATCGCATATGACTTTGCTACTAAGATGTTTGCGGAGATGTTATTGTATCTTCCACCAGATTTACATAAACCTGCATCTGCACCTCCAGTAAATAAGGCAAATTCAGAAAGACCTGCGGATGGTGAAATTTCTTGGGAGGAGGATGAAGAGTAATTATGGCAGTTGAAATGTTTAATCCTCGGTGGTATTATCGAGGAGATGTGAAACCTGAAGGTCAAAAACAAATTAAGGATTTATTTGAGAAATACTTAAATGATCCTCGATATTTCAGTAAACCTGAAAGTTGGGAATGCACATGTTCAAGTTCTTGGGAAAGACCTGAAAATGAGGAACTTCCTTGGATACAATGGTTAGAGGTATTAAAACCTCATCTGAATGAATTTGTAGAGGAAATGAAACCTAAAACAGATATTCAGATAATTCCTCAACAAGCTTGGGCAAATCATTACGATACTGGTCATTATCAAGAATACCATAAACATAGTGGTGTTTCTACTAATATCAGTGTTGTTTACTTTTATGATATTCCCGAAGATGATTGTGGGTTCAGATTTAATAATGATGAGTTCTATGAATACGATGGTTCTGGGTTAGATGCCCTTTTTGAACTTCCTGTAGGGTTTTATGTAACACCAAAGGATATTAAAACTGGAAGTGTTGTGATGTTCCCCTCTCATTATGCTCATTCTGTAGTTCCTAACAGGTCAAATAAGCGTAGAACTACCATGTCTGCAAATATATTCATAATTCCTCAAAATCCAGCATAAATAATAAGGACAAGGGGTTTTTATGAATAAATGGCTTTCAAACCAGTTACAGGTAAGGATTTAAAATTATCTCGTAGTTTTAAAGATATAAGTCTTAGTATGGGGAGTAATCCCTTTACTAAGGATGTTGCTGTAGTTAAAAATGATAATGCTATAAAACAATCTATACGGAACTTAGTTCTGACATCCCCTGGTGAGAAATTATTTCAACCTTGGTTGGGATGTAGAGTAAAAGAGATGCTCTTTGAGCCTCTAGACATGTTTACAGCCCAAAGTATTCAAGATGAGATAATAAATACCATTAACCAACATGATGAGCGTATACGATTAACTAATGTAGAAGTTATTCCGAATGTAGGAAATGACAGATTGAATATTAGTATTCAATATAAAATTGTAGGTATACCAATAGTTGAGACAGTCGATTTCGTACTACAGAGACCTGAATAATGCAACCGAATAATTTAACAGCATTAGATTTTGAGGATGTTAAAGCTTCCATTAAGTCGTATCTTAGAACTAGAGATGAATTCTCCGATTATGACTTTGAGGGGTCTGCTTTATCTTATCTGGTAGATACTTTAGCATATAACACATATTATACCGCATTTAACGCTAATATGGCGATGAATGAGGCATTTTTGCCGTCTGCTACAGTAAGAGACAATGTTGTTAATATTGCAAAACTCTTAAATTATGTTCCTAGATCAATACTTGCTGCTAAGGCATGTTTAACGTTCTCTGTACAGACACAACAGACAAATGGGGCATATCCATCAACTGTTACCTTAGCGAAAGGTCCAGTGGCATCTGGGGGTAACTTTATTTGGAATATTCTTGCATCAAGGACAGCAGAAGTTAATACTACAACAGGTGTTGCGTTATTTGATAATGTTGAGGTAAAAGAGGGATCGGTTATCAATTATGAGTATATTGTTAATACGTTCCAAACACAGAATTTTATAGTACCATCAGAAGACGTTGATATTAATACATTAACAGTTTCAGTAAAAGCAAACGAAACTTCTACAACATCTGACCTTTATAATAAAGTAGATACGGTTACTAATTTAACTGCTACAACTAGGGTTTATTTCCTCTCTGAAGGTGAGGATATGAGATATGAATTGAGATTTGGTGATGATAGTGTTGGTAGAAAACTTAAAGATGGTGAGGTCATTCAATTAGAATATTTGGTAACTTCAGGAACTGAAGCAAATGAAGTTAATGATTTTGATTACATTGGTAATATAACTGATAATTTAGGAATTACCTATGCTACTAGTAATATTACTGTAGGTATGAAGCAAAAAGCTCAATTGGGTGAAATTGCCGAAACCATAGAATCTATCAAATATAATGCCCCTAGATATTATTCTTCCCAATATAGAGCAGTAACAGCACAAGATTATGCTGTTATTACTAAAAATATCTACTCTAATGCAGATACTGTTATTGCTTATGGTGGAGATTCATTAAATCCACCAATTTACGGTAAAGTCTATGTTGCAGTAAAAACTAAGACTGGATCTTTGCTTAATGATGCTACTAAGAAGAGTATTGCTGCAGATCTTAGAAAATATGCGATGGCATCTATTGATCCTGTAATTATTGACCCAGATGATCTATACATTTATCCAAAACTCTTTGTTTTATATGATACTGGTGTTACAAATAACACTTCTCAAATTAAAACAGATATTCAATCTGCAATTAATGATTGGGCAGCTCAAACACAAATTAATAACTTTAACTCAACATTTAAAAGTCAGCAATTCCAGAAAGCAGTTACTTTAGCAAATAAAGCAATTAGTGACGTTTCTCTTCAGTTGACTATTCTAAAATACATTAAACCAATCACTAACCAGACAAATACTTATTGTGTATCTACTGGTTCTAGTCTTTATAATAGTGCTCCAAGTAATACAGACGGAACATCATGTAAGAAAGAACCTGTAATCCTCTCAGGAACCTTTAGAACTGCCGATAGACCAGGAATTGATCAACAGTTTGAAGATGATGGTTTCGGTAAACTCAGGACGTTCTACAACACAGGTAATAAGAAAGTTTACACTAATAATGCTGCTGGTACTGTAAACTATGATACTGGTGAAATTTGTATTGGACCAATTACTGCTGTAGGTGCTGGAGATGATGTTCCAGCCACAACTAACTTAAATCTTACTGATAGTGTAACTGGTACTGGAACTGTTATAGATACTGGTCTTTTAGCGACGGATTTATCAATTCCAGTTTTATTCATACCTTCAAATATATCGGCAATTCCTGCAGCAACTCCTGGAACTATTCTTAGTATAGTAAGTCCAGAGGTTACTGTAGCCGCTATTGGTACACCACCACCTTCAACTATACCACTAAATAGTTTGACACCAACAGTCTTCGCTCAACCACCAACAGTAATTGTGGTTGATGCTATAACCAATACTGGTTCACTAACCACTACGAGTTGTTTCTAAGTTAGATGACAAATATCAATAAGGTTTCTCAGGCAATTAATGCCCAAACCCCTGAGTTTATCAGGAGTGATTATACTTTATTCAATAAATTTATTGAATATTACTATAGATCACAGGAAAAAACTGGTTTAGGACAGAATTTACTTAACAATTTCCTTCAATATCTTGATATTGATAAGTTGGATATTAGTATACTGGATGGTGCGACTAAGGTAGTAGAAGATGTAAAGGCAACAGATGAGACTATAGTAGTAGAAACAATTGATGCATTTTTAGAGAAGAACGGGTCAGTATTAATAGGCGATGAGGTAATATATTACGAGAAAACGACTTCTGCTCCAAACATAGCATTAAGTCCAGGTATTTCATATAATCAGGTAAAATTAAAGTGGACAGGTCTCGCAAACCCACTTCAATCTTTTGATGGTACAACTAGATCATTCCCATTAACTTCACAGAATAATCCAGTTGCTCCACCTTCTGCACAACACTTGATTGTTAGTGTTTATGGCGAAACTTTAATTCCTAATACTGATTATACCGTAAGTGGTACTAATATTGTCTTTACAACTGCTCCTAGACTAAAATTAGCATCAGATGGAGAGAGTTTTACTTATATTACTTACTTAAGTGGTTTTGTTGAGAATACTATTGTTGGAACAGATAATATTTCCAATACTTTTGGTGATAGTAAGAGACAATTTACTCTTACTAGGAATGGTGTAAGATATGCACCAGAAATTACAGAATATGTTATTGCTGTATATGATAATACTCTTTTAATACCTAAAGTAGACTTTTTCCTTGATGGTGATCAGTTTATATTTAAAAATGCTCCTTTAAACGGTAGAGCATTATCAGTATATTGTATTGAAGCACCTATTCCTTCCTTTGGTGCTAGTGCTGTAGGTTATTCTCGTGTTAATGATACTGGTAATGTTACTAGTATTGCGATTAATGCAAATGGTACTGGTTATAGATTTGAATATCCACCAAAAGTCTCCATTAACTCAGATACTGGTAGTGGTGCTTCTGCAACTGCTTTAGTTAATGGTATTAAGACTGTTTCTCTTCTTTCTGGTGGTAAAGGTTATAGTAATACTAACCCACCTACTGTTATTATTCAAAGTCCAACTAAAGTTGGATCTAGTATAGCAACTGTTAAGGCAACTGTTACTAATGGTGAGGTTTCTGGACTTGAAATTACTAATTCTGGTAGTGGATATACTTTTACTCCTAGACTTAGTTTCTTACAACCTGGAGGTGCTATACTAGGTGCTCCAACCATTTCTAGCGGTCAAATAAGTGGCACTGTACCAATTACTTCTGCTGGTCAAGGATATACAACAGTTCCAACCATTTATGTTGATGAACCAACTGGTACTAACCCAATTAAAGCAAATTTAAGAGCAGTTTTAACAGATGGTAAGCTTACTGGTGTTACTATAATAAATGCTGGTCAAGGATATGAAACTGTACCTAGAATAGCAGTTATTGACCCAGTTGGTGCTCAAATTCTTCAAACATCAGTTGATGGTGATGGTCGTGTTATCAATATTGAAATTTTAAGTGGTGGTAGTGGATATGAAGATACTCCATCTGTTTATATTGTAGATGATAGAGTAAATGACCAAGGAACTTACATTGGTGGTACTGGAGCAACTGCTACAGCATCAATTTTCAATGGTCAGATCATTGATATCAATATCACTAATTTTGGTACTGGATATAGTGCTGTAACACCTCCAAAGATTATAATTCAATCACCACCTTCAGCAGAAGCATCTGCTACTATTGGTTTAAATGAAGTTACTGGATTTACTGTAAATCAGCAAGGTGCTGGATATACAAAGGCACAATTTGAAGGATGTGCTAGAGCAGCAAGTGCAATTAAAGAATATACTGAAGATGGTAATGCAGTATTCTCAAATAATACTATTGCAGCTGCAGCAACTAAAGATACTGGTGTTAAGTGTCTAGATGCTGTATTTGTTAAAAGATTACTTGATAAGTATACAGAACAGTTCTTACCTGATGTTCCTAGCTTAGATTATACTAAAATTGATGTTAGAAACTCTATTAAGACAATTAAAGATTTCTATTCATCTAAAGGTACTTCTTATAGTATTGCTTACTTGTTTAAGTTACTATATGGTGAAACTGTAAGTATTTCTTATCCAAAAGACCAAATAATCAAACCTTCTGATGCTACTTGGTCTATTGACACTATTCTTCGTGCAACTTTAGTTAGTGGTAACCCTGATAATATTAGAGATGGTCTATTAACTCAAGACGCAGATATTGCAGATACTAATGTATTAGCAGCAAGTGCTTTGATAGAAAACTTCATTTCTATTAAAACATCAGAAACAGAAATATTTGAGTTAGTTTTATCCGAAGAAACTATTTCTGGAACGTTTACCGTACCTTATAAGACAAGACTTGCTGAACCGTTATCTACAACTGCTGGAATTATTACGGTTGACTCTACCATTGGTTGGCCAGAAAGAAATGGTGAATTTGTTATAGGATCAGGTGCTACAGCAGAAACTGTACAATATAAGGAAAAATCACTTAACCAGTTTATCGAATGTACTCGTTCTGTAAATGGTGTTGTTGAAGATTGGGATTCTGCTACTGAAATAGCTTCAAATTTTAGAGTATATGTCAATAAAGGCACTACTCAAGAAGTTGTAATGAATATCGTTGGTATTGTTGATGCAGAGCAAACAACACTAACAGATACAGGATCTTACTACTTACCAGGTGATAAACTAACTGTTTCTAAGTTAGGTGGTACTGGTAGTGGTACTGATCTAACAACTTGGTTATATAACGTTAAAAAGTTGATTACGGTAACATCTATCAGTTATGGTGGTGTTAATAATCAATCTGCTACTGTTACATGTGCTAATGCTCATGGTCTCCTTGTTGGTGATCAGGTAACAGTATATGGTGCTAACCCTATTATCTACAACGGATCTTTCTTTGTAACATCTAGAGATAGTGCTACTGTTTTCCAGTATCAATTAGTTCAACCAGCTACAGTTGTACCACAAGGTAATATTCTCGTATCAGTTGACCTTAACAAAGGTAAATCAGCTAATACTGCTATTTTAAATGTTATTGGACCATATACAACTAACGTTCAGAATACATTCTTTAATGATAATCATGTATATGTTGCTTCTACAGGTATTCCAAACTATGAAATTGGACCTTTTCCAGGATCAGCACTTCTTCCAGGTAACCAACGTAAATTAAATAGGTTCCCTAAGACTTCTCAAACAATTTCGACAAAGAATTTAATTACTAGTAATGTACCTATCGGAACATGGGTAAATGGTGTTTCTGTATGGTCTTATAAGTCTAAATTAACCAAAACCTTTGGTGCAGTAACTGCGATTGCAATTACTACAGCAGGTAAAGATTATGATGCTGCTTCTCCCCCAGCTATGACAGTATCTGGTGGTGGGGGTTCTGGTGCTACTGCAAGTGTAACTGTTGATGGTTCTATCTCTGAAATTACAGTCACTGCAGGGGGTTCTGGGTACACATCATCACCATTGGTGTCTATAGTTGGTGGTAACGGTGCTGGTGCTGCTGCAACTGCTATTATTACCAAAGGTGTTGTTTCACGTATTCTAATTAATGATGGTGGTAGAGGTTATACTTCACAACCTTCAATTACCATTGTTGGTGGTGGAGGAACTGGTGCAAATGCTACAGCGTCTGTTCGTGGTCCTATTAAATCTGTTGCTATTACAAGTGGTGGTGCATCTTATACATCAGTACCAACAGTAAGTTTAAGTTCTGGTAGTGGTGCTGTTGCACAGGCAATTGTTAATGATGGTAGAATTATCTCTATTGCTATTATTTCTGCTGGATCTGGATATACTACTGCACCAACAGTAACTATCCAAGGTGTTGGATTTGGTGCTATTGCTAGAGCAACCATCGATACTGATGGAGAAAATGCTGGAAGAGTAACTAATATTGAGATTATTAATAAGGGTATTAACTATGTTCAAGGAACTACACTTATTAACTTATCTTCTATTGGATCTGAAGCTACTTTCACACCATCTGTATTCCAATGGACTTACAATCTTCAATCAACATCGACATTTGATGATGCAAAAGGTGCTGTATTTGAAGGATATAATAACGAATATGGTGGTGAGTATGCTCATTTATCCAATCCTCAGAAATTAAGATATATTCTTGGTGATAACTTATTCCAAAATACAGATGGAAATATTAAAGAGCAAGAGACACAATTAGCACACTCTCCTGTTATTGGTTGGGCATTTGACGGTAATCCAATTTATGGACCTTATGGATACACCGATCCTACTGATCAGACCTCCACTATTACAAAGTTAAACACATCATACAGATTAAAGACAAATTTAGTTTATGATGCAATTAACAACCCATATCCTTCTAGAACTGCTGGTCCTCTTCTAACAGATGAGGCTGCTGGTAATTTTGTTGAAGATTATGAGTATGTCTTTGGTTTAGGTGCTTTAGATCAATATAATGGACGTTTTTGTAAGACACCTGACTTCCCAGATGGTAGATATGTATATTTTGTAACTATTGATGCTACAGAGGATGGTAATCCACTATTCCCTTATGTTATTGGTCCTAGTTATAACTCTGTTGTTGATACTTGGAACTTAAGTCCTAATGCTATTCAACAGAATATTCCTACTGGTGTTGTTAGGTATAGAGACCCATATGAGAATGTTGATATTGATGTTGAAAGAACTCCAAACGCTGCATCAAATGCATTAACTATGGAGAATGGTGATATTCTCTTATTTGATGCAGAGGATGATAACCGTGATGGTGTTATTGAATCTGATGAAGTACCAAGACAGATGTTCGAGGAATCTCCTCTACAACTCTTTGATTACTTCCCTAAAGTTAAATTTGACTCTAAAGTTGATATTGAAGTTGAAACTACTACTAAATTTGAAGATGCATCTGTTACTGGATTTACAGTTGAAAACCCAGGTAAAAACTATCAGGTAGATGATCGTCTTGTATTTGATAATGCAAATACTGATGGATCTGGTGTTTCTGCACGTGTTTCTAGAATTACAGGTGAAACAGTTTCTGCTTATACATTTGAAAATATTAGTGGATTGAATTATGGTGTTCTAAAAACTGATGTACCTCATAATATTGTTGCTGGTGATCAGGTATTTGTTGATTATACACCTATAATGGCGAATACAAATAAGACATTTATTGTTCGTCAATTTAAAGGTATTGAGCAAATTGTCGTTGATCAAACAGGATCAGGATATAATACTGATATTCCACCAACAGTTATTATTGATGGTGATGGATCATCTGGAGTATTAGAGGCTGTTGTTAGTTCTGTAGGGTCTATTGATACTATTAATATCATAAATTCTGGATCTGGTTATACTAAGAACCCTAGAGTTATTCTAACTCATCCACAGATCTTCAAAAAAGCAGATTATTATATTTCTAAGATATCAAACAACAATTATGTTAGAATTAATGATGTTTATGTAGCAGATAATAAAGAATCATACCTTTGTGGTATGACTAAGGATGCTAGTGGAAATCAAGTTGCTTTTGTCGCAAAAGTTTCAGCAACTGGTGTTAAACAGTGGGAAAGAACTTTAGAAAGTAATACAGGTCAAAATTATACCGAATTTGAAAAAATCTGTGTTGATGGTAATAATATTTGGGTAATTGGTGGTAATAAACCAAATAGTAATATGCTATCAGCATATAACCCTGATATTATCCTAGCAAAATATACACAGGCAGAAAATGGTTTAAGTGCTACATTATCTTTCCAAAAGGGATATGCTGGTATTTCAGGTTCCACTCGTGCTGATTATGTAACTGCAATTAAGAAATTCTCAGATACTCGTTTTATTATTGCTGGTTATACTAATACTAACTCAGGTGCTCCTTTTGATGCTTGGATTGCATCTATTGATACTACAGGTAATTTTGCTATTAAGAGAAAATTAGCAACTACTAATGCTTCTGAAAAAATTACAGATTTAATTATTAATGGCACAGATATATTCTTTAGTATGGAAGTTGCAACATCTTCTACTGAAGGTGATGTTGATCCTGCTATTGGTAAGATAACACTTGGAGTAAGTGCATTTACAGTTGATTGGATTAAACAGTACACAAATGTTCTTTATTCTACTCTCAATACGAGCATATGTATTGATGAATTTAATGAAATCTATCTTACAGCAACTTTAAGACTTAAGTCTGATGATACTACTAAAGATAGTTTCTGGGTAGGTAAAGTAGATAATACAGGAGATTTGCTATGGAACTATCGTTATGTTGCTCCAGGTAGAGATGTAGTACTTGCTAATAGGTCGGTAATTGATATTTTTGGTGATTTAAATATTGCATTTACTAGAACAAATAATACAAATACCTATAAGACTGTAGATTCAGTTAAGATTGGTTACGATGGTAAAGTTAAAAATCATACTACAAACTCATTCACCAATGATAATGTAGAAGGTCTTACTGTACATTCATTAGATGTTGATAATTCAGGTGATATACATCTTTATGGACAGACTAATTACAATAGAAACGAATTTATATATGATTTTGCTAGTAGCGAACTTGTTGATGTAACAGGTCATTATACTCTTAATAGTACAGGTGCAACTAATGCAATTACTCTTAGTGATAATCTTTGTAAGATATTAGGTTATAATCCTGCTGGACTTAATTCAAGTTGGGTTAATGCTTATCTTGATGTATCTTCTGCTGCATTAGGTACAAAGTTAGCAAATGATTGGACTTTAGAATTCTTTGTTCATAGGGTAAGTTCAGAATCTCAAACTTTATCACAAACTAATCAAACTCTATTTGGTATCGGTGGAGCACAAGATGCTACTGGTGGATTATGGTTAGGATATGATATGAGCTCTGGTAAGTTGCAGTTTGCAGCAACTAACAATACAACTGCATTAAGTGGTGCTACACCAGTTGAATCTACACAAACCAACATGTTTGCTAATAATAGTTGGCAGGTTATTGGTGTTAAGAAAGAAGGTAACGATTTTAAAGTATATGTTAATGGTATTCAGGTAATTACTGGTATTATTTCTAATACTGCTCTAGGTGGTAAGACATTATACTTTGGTAACCAAGTAGGTTGGGGTACTGGTGCTGGAGACTTTAAGAAAGAGAGACAAGGACAATTCTATATTGATAATATTAGACTTAGAAATAGAGCAGTTGTACCAACAGTTCCTAATGATATTCAAAACTTACCTCCAACTGATACCTTTGCATTAGGTTATACTTGGAATGATACATCATGGTTTACTACTAATCTAAACAGATATGATTATATTGATTATGTTGGCTGGGGATTAAAAGTTGATAAAGATGCTGATGCTGCAAGAATTGGTACACAGAGTACTCAAACCAATACTCAAATTGGATTTACTAGAACTGCAGTATCTCCTGTAACTGGAAGTGTATTAACTGTTACAACAACTGGAGTAACTCTAGCATCTGCTGGACTACAGTCATTGGATTATGATGATGCAACTATAACACTTCTTCAAGATACTGAGACATTAACTTATACTCAAGATACATGGAGTTCTAGAACAGCAACAGTTCCTTCACCAGGTTCTCAAAAACTTAAGGTATCTGCTGTAGTTAAAGATCGTTATTTCTTCAAGGTTACTAATACTATTAAAATTGATAATATTCAAGAATTAACTATAAATCAGGCATTCAATTTTACTGTTGGTGCAAAATTGAGATTAAACAATGATTCTGGCACATTTGTTAATAGTGGTTACATAATCAAAACAGATACTGTTAATAATAAGGTATATCTTGCTGTTAATAACAATACTTGGACAGATGATTTAAATACTGGAAAATTAGTCACAGAACAGTTTAATGAGCAAAGTACTTATGGTATTGTAGGACCAATTCCAAATGATACTAATATTATACAAAATTATGTTTTCTCAATGGTCAACAATACCACTCCTGGTACTTTTGACATAGATTTGGATGATTATAATTTAGATGGAACTGGTTACAATGCAGGTGGTGGTCAGAACCTAGATGGGTTTGCTAAGTTTAAACCATTCCAAGTTGCTGATTATTCAGTTAAAATTGAAGAAGTTGGTGGTGGATCACCATATATTGTTGGATCTGTTGTTAATATTGCTGCTGGTAATATTTCATTCAATGCAACATACACAACTGCTCAAATTACAGGTTTAACTGCAGTTACTAAGATCACTTTAACTGCTAATTTAAATAAGACACTTCAAGTAACTGCTGTTGCTAATACTAATGAAGTGTATGTTATCACAGCAACAAGTCATTATTTGAATAAGGGTGAAATATTATATGTTGATGGTAAC